TCTGAATGTGAATTGTGTGGAAGTTTTGTTGGTTTAATCAACAGAGAGTTTTCTAACTCTGTGTTTTCTAAATACATACGTAGTCCCCATTTATCAGGATCACGGTGCCAAAATCCTAATCCACGATGATTGTCTTTTACTGGTAGTAAAACAACAGAGTCGATTTCTGAAGTTGCTAAGTTGTATGCATCTCCAAAAAAAGAAGCTAATTGTGGAAATTCTTTATCAAAATTAAAACGCCATACTCTATCGTATTTTGCATATATGATAGTCCACGGATATATATCACCTGTTATATGTTTACTTGAATCTGGTCGAGATTGAATTGTTTGAGTAACATAAAATTTATGTACCCACGATAACAACTTTGTATAATCATAAGTTGGAAAATCTAGCGACACTAACGGTGTATATAAAATATCAATTGGCCTCATGACTATATTTAACAGTTATATATTATATAAAAATCTATATAGTGTGTTGAAAAACATGCTCAGGAAACCAATTACATTGTGGGTCCGTTGCCACTCTTAAATCCAACGGTACCACCTTCTGCTTCAATACGTTTGATAACATCTTCAAACAAGATAGGAGCGAAATCCGGAGTTTGTTCTACACATACACAATGATAGCGAGTATCAATTACAGGAATTCCATACTTACCTGCAGGTTCCATCATTACACGATTGGCGTGTAAGTGACCGTGAATGTTAGTACCAAAGCGGCCTAATGACTCTGGGTGCAACGGAATATGACTTAAAATAAGTCCGTTCATCACGTGGTAGGCACGTAATTCTCTAAAGTGTTCGCGATAGTCCTCGTCTCTAAAGATATCGTGGTTACCGCGTATTAACACTTTGTCACCGTTTAACCGATGTAAGATTTTCAAGGCCTTGCGGTTAATAACAACATCACCTAAATGGTAGACTTTGTCAGTGGGTTTTACACGTTCGTTCCAAGCCTTGACCATAGCTTCGTCCATTTCTTCGGGACTATCCCATGGACGTAATTTTGTAACACCATCGTTACGGGTAAAGCGGCATACACCTGTGTGTCCAAAGTGCGTGTCGCTTACTAAGAATACACTAGGCATATTCGCCTCCTTTCTTTAATAAGTTTCTTTTACAATATCAAACTCTTCTTTAGGCCACTTGGCTTTAAATTCTTCCGACTTAACGTAATCGTTGTATGCCTTAGCATCAAAGAATACTTTTTGGAATACTGTTGTAAATCCACCTTTTGGGTTTATAGTCAAATAAACCGATTTTGCCTTACCTGCCATTTTTTGCCTTTCAAGCTGTTAACCAATTGTCACTGTCTCTATATTCTATAGATTCGTTGCCGTCGTACTCTGTTACTTTAAACTGGGCTCCTACAGGAACCCACTCTACCTGTAATGAGTCCATACCTCCGGCATATATTTCTGGATACTTTAACTCTACATATACCTTGAGTTCATCCCAGCGTTCTGTTTCCACATATTTTACTATAGTTGGATCAAAAACAATTTCTGGATATTCTGTGTTCCACGTATACCATCCTGCTCCAAATCCGGGAGAATACACTACACCTACTTTTCCGTTTTCTTGCAATTTATTCATGTTTAACATTCTAAATCAATGTGACGACCTTTGTCTAAATCTAAACGAAGATTTCTGCTCACTCGTTCTGCTATGATTTGATCAAGTCTGCGTTCTTCGATTTTTTTGGCGTAATCTTGCTCTCGTTGTTTTTCCAAACGAGTCTGATCTAAACGATACTGTTCTAGATTATACTTGATAACGCTTTGTTCTGCTCTTGAAATACTCATAGTTCATTCCTAAAAGTACGCCAATCATCTAAGTTTGGCTTTTCGTCTGGATCATATGTCCATCCTAACGCTTTCATCATGCGGTGCTTGACTAACAAATTTGGAGCACGGAATCTCTCAGTGTCATCAAACCCCATTGCTACACCAACCTCACAGACCGCACCCGATCGGCAAATGCCAGCATAGCAATGAACAACCACATTCATGCGATTTTCTAGTGCGTGTTGCAGTAGTCGAACAAGCTCTGCGGCCTGCTCATGACTACAACGCATGGCTTCATCTAGAGCAAAGTCCTTTTCTTCAATGTCCAAAAACTCAAAGTCATGACGCTCTTTGAATTCATGCTTGGCTTCTGGACGCCAGCTTGCGGGATCAGTAATGCTGATCAACATACTATTCTCCCCGGCCGCATGATGGAATCCTGTTGGGATGTCAGCGGCTGCTACATTTTCAATCCACGGCATATCTGCCTCCTATCAAAATTCAGATCTAATAATCAATCGTTCTGCAATTTCTCTTGCAAACTGAGCTGCTTGTTTGTTAATGTCTTCCTTGCAGCCACGCACACGATGAATCATCATCCATGTCTCAGCCTGTTTTTCCATCATGCTAGCAAAATCAGACCATGTAAAGTTTGGACCACGATACTTTGAATTACAGAACATTGCAAATTGTCCTGCTACATTTGCGTAGCATATATTGGCAACTTCCAAGATCTTTTTATCACTAATGCTCATTTTTTTGTACCCGTTCTTTCTCTATACGGCATAATGCCTTTTGTTACAATCTATAAGAAACACGACCTTTTGACAGATCGTAAGGGCTAACTTCTATCTTGACACGATCACCAAGAATGATACGAATCTTGTGTTGCTTGAGTTTACCGCTGGTATAACACAGCATCAAGTTGGGCATGTTTTCAATTTTTACTTTATACATACTGCCCGGCAGAACTTCTTCTACAACACCTGTTAATTCGATTATATCTTCTTTAGCCATCTAGTTTTTATCTTTCCTTTTTAACACGGCCGATACGGCTCGATTTATTCCAATCGTATTTAACGCCATCTGGGCACTTTCCGTCTTTGATGCTGTCTACACCAAACACCCCTACGATTTCAAATTCGCCACCTTGAATGGTAACAAACACATTTAATTCTTTGGCAAATGTCAAGGCCAAATCCAAATTGGCAAACTCTGTTGAGCTTTGTTTTTCTATTACTTTGTACATACGACTATTATACTGTCTTTCCTTTAAGTTGTCAAGTGGTGCTCTAGCCAAGAATTGAACTTGAAATTCAGTCTTACCAAGACTGTGTAATACCATTTTACTACAAGAGCGTGGTCCGGCCTACAGGAATCGAACCCATATTCACGGTGTAGAAGACCGCTGTATTATCCATTATACTAAGGCCGGATAAAGAAAAACCCTGCCCTAAGTACTATGTCTTAGAGGGCAGGGCCGTGTTGTTGATGACAGACTATTTGGCTCATTATACTCCGCCTGTCAGGGAGAGTTGTTATTTTACATCGTACTCGTAGTTTACGGTGTCTAAATTTTCTCTAAAAACTCCGGCGCCATTTTTGGTATGAAACTTCTTGGCCATATCGGTCTTTGGACTCAGAGTGACAAAGCGTTCTATGCTGGGAAATTGCTTTTGTATTTCTGCTACAGTTGCTCTCAGCAATTCTACACCAGCCCCCGGGGCGTAACTCCAAATGGTGTAGAAAATTGCTGCGGTTGGCACTTCCGTATCTTTGATCAAATCATCGACATCTTCCGGTATGAAATCGTGTAAACTCACACATACCATAGCTCGAGGAATGTCATCAACTAGAGCACTCACAAACTTGTTCTTTCCTACCCTAAACTCCTTAGGCAACTCAGGGCGAACAGGATCATCCTTTATGTAATCTAGGAGTGGGTCAGTGAGATTGGTGATAAAGGATAACATTTTTTTCTTTCAGTTTATATGCGTACTTATGTCTTTTAGACAAAAAGACTGTTACAGTTTTATTACGGTAGATATTCTACGTCCACTGCTAGGATAAATCTATAATCATTGCTTTGGACCACGCCCGGTCGATGCCATTGATTACTGGGATACAACAACCAACTGTAATCAGTAGGGCGAACAAAGAACTTTCCTTCGCCTTGGGGTCCATTTGGCGCCATTTCAGTTCCGCAATAATCACGGTCTTTTACATCCTCGGGAATATGCAGATAAAATATACCACTCAGCATCTTGGCATTTGGATTTGTAGGATGCCAATGATCGTGCCATAGCTTTTCACGATCTTCTACACCTTCTAGATTGGTCATAAATGCCCAGGCCATCATGTTATTGACTTTTACTTCTCGCCCAAGATACATAAACACACTGAACAAGAAACTCATACGGTACTTTAACCATACAGCTTCGGGTCTTGCAAATATGTTTTCTTGGGTTTGATACTTTGGACTATTTTTAAAATAGTTCCCATCGGCGACAATATTCTTTATAATGCCTATGGCAGTTGTATTATCTTCTTTACCGATCGTAGAACTAAAGTCAAATTTTCTAAAGGTATCGTTTCTGTCAATAACTGTGTGCATAATTTGGAGCGGGGTAACAGAATCGAACTGTCCGCATCAGATTGGAAATCTGAGGTATTACCACTATACGAACCCCGCATTGTTATTTCTATTTATTCGTCGTCTTCTGGAGGATTGGCCAAAGGTGAAGTTGAAGGCTTTTTCTTAGACCACATTGAATATGATTCTCCTTCGACCCTACCACTTTGATTTGGTTTTAGTTGTTGAACTACACCACCTTTGGCTAGAAACTCAGCCATCGCTGCTTCTGTTGCCGCTTGATTTTCTGCTTTTGTCATTGTTGCCTTTTATAAAAAATTTGGTAGAAAACTGACTAAATTATTAATTCAGTATTGAAACTAATAATTATTCGTTCGTCCGACTTATTCAACTCAGTGTCTGAACCATGTGGTAACCAGCTGGGAAATACTATTAATTTCCCAACAGTGGGTTCGAAACTCATTTTATTGTATGTATATGTTGTAAGATGTTTTTTAGGTAGATATTCTAAAAAAGGATTAACATTATTAAAAATAATTTTACTACTATTATTATCTACTTGCAAATACAATACGCCCGATATTAAACTAGAATAATGAGTATGGGTTAATAATGCACTATCTTTATATTGAAAACTAGCCCAAGAATTACCTAGTTTACCACAGTTGTAACCAGATGTTTTTTCATATTCTAACACAATATCAGATAATGATGATAACATATTAGCACATGATTTTACATGTTGTTGAATGTCTTCTAATAATCTATTAGAAATATTAAATGTAGTAAACGATTTCCCAGTCATTGCCGGATAAGGTTTTTTAGGTAATCCTCGTATGTAAGTGACAATATCATTGCACTGAGTTACAGTCAAAAACTCTGAAACTTCAAAAAGTGAAATTGGAAATAGATTACATTTTGTTATTTTCATAAATTTAAAAAATTGGTCGGAGTACAAGGATTCGAACCTTGGACCCCCTGGTCCCAAACCAGGTGCGCTACCAGACTGCGCCACACTCCGAATTAATTGGGAATCATATGAGGAACATAGGGCACTGCTCTAGGACCGTATCTCTGTTGCAGAAGCTTCATTGCTTCCTGTGCTGTTTCTGCACCAACACGATCCTTGAATTCTTTGCCGTTGACTCTGATTGTTGCTTCAAATAATTTCATAATATTGGTTGCAGGAGTCGGAGTCGAACCGACGATCTGAAGCTTATGAGACTTCCGAGATACCACCTTCTCCATCCTGCGATAACTTTATTAAAACAAACTAAGGCATATTAAAAGTTATAGCTATGCTAAAGAGCTCCGGGGAAGCCAAACCTAATCAAGTATTTCTACAAGATTCTAATTTGTTCTAATAAAGTGTCCGGCTACTTACACCACATAAGCCCCGAACTGAGCGGTTACTCTGTCCATAACATTTATTCTTCTGGAAAGGTGCTAAACCTCACCCAATGCGTTCTAGTATCCCTTAACTCAGAGAACTAATGGTCATAGCATTGAATACCCGGCGCTCTCTATGGTGACTGCCCCACCCCCGTTTATTACGTGTACGGGATCACGGGTTTTTAAACTAAACCTTCTGATTGCAATGTTGCCACTACTTCTTCACTGAGTGGAATCTCTGTTTTGATATTTAACTCAAGTACTTCATCGTTGAGTTTCTGCTTTTGTTTCTTGAGATTTTTAATCTCTGTACTAATCACATCTAGCTGTTCGTGACCGATGACATTAGTAGACACTGTGTCACTAAATCCATAGATACGGCTACGGCTACTTTCGCTCTTGTCGTTGCGAATCTTGTCCAACTTACCGTTGATCACGGCAAGATTAGTTACAGGATCTACTACAAGACCTTCAAGTTGAGCAACACGTTTGTCCACAAAGGCAGCAGTGGCCAATTTCAAATCAATGCCGCTTTGTGCGTTGGCACTGCCCACAAGACCACGAATGTTATACAAGGCCAACAGCAGGCGTTGTCTCCGACTGTCGTTGTTAAACAGCGTATCGTTGGCATTCTTTAGTTCTACTGCTACATCTTGAAATTCATTGAGATCAATCGATGTTGTGATTTTAATGCCCTTGATAGCATCATTGATGCTGTTTTGTAGGGCGCTGGCTTTTCTAAGTGAAATATTCATCTCGTTGTCCTTTACGTTTTTTTGGTAATTTATTAATATAATCTTTATAGGTATACTTGCCTTCTTCAATCTCTCGAAGTGCTGTAGAAATAAATGTTTTGCCTGGTTCAGCGACTTTGGGCATTGAACCGTTTTTTAACTCTCGGGCTCGCTGACTGGCAACTAGTACCAAGTCAAACCTATTGCCTATCTGTTCTACTGCTAATTCTGATGTTAATCTTGATGTCATATTTTCCTCAGGTTAAAAAACGGTTCAGTGAAAGGTCAAGTAAAAGACTGGACAATGTGCAAATAACAATGCTCAATATACAATCCACAGGGGTCACTATATTTCCGGTAATCAATAAACAAATATCTTTTGGGGCCGGAACACAATGACACGGATACTTTTTCAGAGTATTTGGAGTTAAGTTCCATTTGGCATGAAGCCAAACAGTAGTGTCTTC